TTTGTTGGGAAAACATCATGGAACTTGTATGATCTTAATTTTTCACCATCACGATCAAGTTGATGAACAAAAGCATCAGCATAATAAGTTCCAGGTTCGGTAAGACCTTGAGCAGTTTCAACATTATTAATTTTATTCATCCAATTCTCAAATGCGTGACGGAGAGCGAAGTCCGTATCATCGATAATTGTAACTGTCCAAGTGTCAAATGTTCTGTCTCCAGCAATTTTTAAAACTCTTCCTCTGAATGCTACATCAATTGGAGTAACATTAGATGCTGGAAGTGCTGCTGTTTTTACCAGGAAGTTTGCCAGATCGTTGCTTGCTCCAGTTAAACCACCAACTTCCGTAGGGAAAGCCAATTGAACCTCAAATAAATTCGGTCTGGCACCGCCACCTTTTAGTCTAGCTTTAAAATCCGAAATTGTTCTTAATGCCATTGTTAGATACCTCTAAAATTAAACGGTTCCGATGATTTCTTCAAATGAGACACCAGATCTCGTAGCAACGAAAGTGAGTCCAATGAAGTTAATAGATCTAGCTGGTTTGATAAAGATATCAGCAACAAACTCATTATTATCTATAATTGCTGCTGTATTGTTTGTTTCATCGCAGATGACTCTGAAGTCTTGAATACCTCTCTTTGCTTGAACATCACGGAGGAATGGATCAACGATGTTCACAAAGTTTGACCTTGTGGTTTCATCGTTGAATTCAAACAGTTGATCTTTCGCAGCGGCAGAAATAGCATTCTCCAGATAGATGAACAATCTGCGAACGTTGATTCTGTCAAATGCGGAGGACTTGGCAAGACCAGTCTTATCTCCAAAGAGAACAATTCCAGAACCAGGAGTAAAGATTACCGAGTTGATTCTATTGGAATAGAGTCTATCTCTTTGAGTCTTGCTTGGATTATAAGCAAGTTTAACAGCATTTAGAATCGCACCTCTGGTTGTTCCCGCTGGTGAGAACCAAGGGAAGTTATTGATGTCAGTTCTGGCACAAACACCAGCAATGTCACCGTTTAGAGGAACATATCTAAAGGTATCAGCAAACTTATCGTACATATACTTATATCCACTATCAAATACCGAGTACGAAGACGATGTGATCGGTGCGTAGAAACTGATTACGTTATCAGTAATCGTTGCTGCAGAGTTTACAGTTACACTTCCTACGGTTGAGTCGTTTAGGAATGCTAGTCTGTATGGTGAAATAAATGCGACAGAATCCTTTCTCTCTTCAGCAACTGAAATCAGTTTATTGGCAAGTGCTTGAGCACTTTCTTTAGCGTAGTTAGCAGATCCCATAAGGAAGAAATCTACTTCATACTCTTCACTATTAGCGAAGAGATCATATCCAGTTGAAAGATTACCAATCGTAGAAGTCAGTGATCCGCTAGCAGTAATATCTGTACCACCATTGTAGTTCTTACCACCAGCAAGAGTCAGCGTATTTGCTCCAGTAGCACCGAAGATGATAGAATCTGTTTCTTGATCCCATCCAATATCTGTAGCAAGAGTGAACCCAGAACTAAATCCAGTGGTAACAATACCAGCGGGTTGTGATCCACCAAAAATATATTGTGAGTTTGAAGCAAGATACTTTCTCCAGTTGGATGGTGATCCAACAGAGAACTCGGCATCTTTTGCTTTGGAAAGATTCAGATGCTTCTCAAGAATTGTTCCAGCATTTCCACTGACTATACCCTTGTCATCAATTACAACAACGTGAATTTCATCAAATCTTGAATTTCTTGCTGCCGCAAATGCTGATGTTGATGGTCTGTCAGCAATATTGTTCCAAGTAATCGTTGTATTATTGGAAAGTGAAATGGTCTGTTGATCAAACCAGTCTTGTTGTGCTGTGTAAGAAGTTGATCCAGCAGCAACTGATTGACCAGCGGTGTGAATAGCAACCGATCCAGAAGAAGCGAAAGCATAAACACCTGATGGTTGGTAATCTACTGTGGTCTCTGTTCCAGCAGCAGATACGTGAGAGAGAACCTTTACATAAGCATTGGTCCCACTGATTTCGGTGATAACACCCTTCAAGTATCCATCAAGAGTACTGGTGGTTCCCGATCCTGGAAGAATTGAGGAAATTGCTTGAGTTACTCCGTATCCAACGGCAATGTTTTTTAAAGTTGTTGCGTTGGTTGAAACGCCAACAAGAATCTGGTCTGCTTTTGCGTCAATCAGAGCAACTTTAACTCCATTTGACCAAGAACCTGGATTTCTTGCTGCGACTGTTACGTCAGTGATTGTATTTTCATCGTAACCAAGATTGTTGTAATCATCCAAACTCTTGATTTTGATGCTTGATGCTGCTCCAGCAAAACCATTTTTTAAATCTGTATCATCAGATCTTACAACTCTTAAAGATCCACCATAAGCAAGATAAGATGAAGCAACCATCCAGTGCTCATAGTGCTTATCTGTTGAGTATGGCTCTCCAAAATTTTGAAGTAAGTCAGACTCATTCTCTACTAAAACAGGAACGTCTACAGGACCTTTTGCGAAAGGTGCTACAATTGCTCCAACAGCATCAGAAGTTGGATCAATCCTACCAACTGTTAAATCAACCTCTCTTACTACAATACCAGGAGATGCTAAATTTAGTGGCATTTTAATTCCCCTACGAGTCCAAAATTATTCTAGAAATATTTATCAAAAAGGTTATTTTAAATGGGGAAACAGTGCGTGAACACTCACCAATCGGGATATTCCCATTTGATATTTAATTGATTATCTTTTTTGGACTTACGATTATTCAAAATTCGTGTTTTAGTACACTCCTTACATTCATAGGAGTATGCTGATGAATAGACTTTTCTACCTTTACGTGTCAAGTAAAAGTCATCCATTAAATTTTTTACTTTACCACAAACTCTACATTTTCTATCAAAAAATAATATGTGTTCTAGATCTATCTGATCATCTATGTCCATCAAAGATAGTCCCACATATAGGCTCTATCACCATATTCATCTAAATGCCATCTGTCACCATCAACGTCAACAAAACTTTCAGCATCCTCTAAACCAGTTTGTATAAAACCGAATGGAGACATATCCTGCTCAATTTGATTTTTTTGCTCTTCATAGATTCTCTTACGGACATCGTTATCCGTCATTTCTTTAAAGTAATCTTGAGCAACTAACCAAGAGAAAATAACCAGACACATTGCTAGGTCATCATTACAACCTTCTTCTGCTTCAAATGAATTGTGTCTCTGTGCGAATGTTGTAAGTTCAGATATAATGTCATAATCAACTGTGAGTAACTTGTCGTCTTCTAATAATGTCTTTAAGTTAGAGCACCCAAGTTTTTTAACAGCGGCAGTCATTCTGACTCCCAATTGAGATTTTTTGCCGCTGAATCCTGAACCAACAATTTGTCCGGCACGACCACGCATCGCACACATTAAAACATTGTCATACTCAAGATCAAAATGTAGGATATTTGCTACCTGATCTCCAATGTCGTTAACTTCAATCAGTAACCAAGCACCATTATATGCTTTTGCTACTCCATGTATTACGCTTGGAAATAGCATTGGTTTGATTTCATTGTTCCTATACTTCGCTACGACTTTGTATGGAAACTCTGTAATATCAAAGACAATAAATGCAGAGTAGTCATTTCCAAGACCACGAGCAACGTCTACCGTAATCAAATAATTATTTTCTTCCTTTGGGTGTTGGTAAACATCTAATCCAGCATTTCTTTTGATCGGATCTTCATACACAAGATTTCTTAACTTGGAAGGATTAATCAGTGTATTGACCGATCCTAAAAATTCGCATTCAAACTCAACTTTGAATTGCTGTTCTGAAGTGTTAGCAATTGTTTGTTCTTTCCAAACCTGATCTCTACCAGGAACTTCAGACCAATGAACATCTGTGGGTATGTATTCATTCTTACCACGTTCAGAGTCGTGCCACATACGGTAGAAGTGATTCATACCGCGTGGAGTAGATACAATGATTACCTTCGTGCTTTGTCCAGAAGAAATAGTAGGATAAACAGAGGCAAAGAAGTCATCAGCAATGTGATTCGGGATGAAAGCGAACTCGTCAAGAAAGATGACATTATAGGATCCGCCTCGGACAGCAGATGACGAAGTAGAGTTAGATGAAATTTTGGAGCCATTTTCCAGTTCTAGTGATCCTTTGTTCCACGATATAATACCTTGCTGCATCCATTTAGGTAGATTCTCATAAGCAAGTTGTAGTCTTCCGAGAAGGTCTCTTGCTGTGGATGCTTTGTTTGCTAGAATAGCTATATTAACATTGTCGTTGAATACGGCATAATGTAACAAATATGAAACACAAGTTGTAGATTTACCTGTCTGACGGGGCATCTTACAAATATTAAATCTGTTCTCGTGGAAGTTTCTTACAAGTTTCTCTTGAAATGGATACATCTCAAAAGGAACCAGACCGTGATCCAGAGAAACAATTTTAATATAATTTTTTGCGAAATAAACGGGATCTTCTTTACACTTTAAGAACTCAATAATTTGTTCTTCTGTAAATTCAATTTGTGTATTCGCTTTTTTTAATAGAGGATTACCTAAGTAAATATCAGCTGCCATAAAAATTACCTACTAATTTCTTCCCAGTCTATAGACCCGTGAATATCTGCACTATTAGAATTGGAAGAAGCAACGAGAGAAAGTTCATAAGGTGTTCCTGTTAATGCATCCCTTTCCAACTGAAACTTAAATAATGCCTCTTTAAGAATATCAACCGGTGTTGAACCTTGATTAGAACCAAACAAATATCCAGATGCTAGTATTCTTCCGCCAGTATAAGTTC